TTTAAAAAGCCTACCGTATCAAGCGTTACAGCTTATGTGATAGGCTTTTTTTATAGTTTTGGGGCATTTTTGGGGCATGAATTATATTGAATTGAGTATATCGACAACTTCAGTTCGCATATTTTTGGTAATATGGGTGTAAATTTGAATGGTTGTTTTTGAATCAGAATGACCAACCCTGTCCATAATTGCTTTTAAAGGGACACCCTTTTCAGCCAGGAAACTAACAAGCGTATGCCTAAAAATATGACTTGTTAAATGTTTAGGGATAGGGTTTGAGAGTCTATTGTTAGCAGCACGGATTGATTTGTTGAATGAGTTGTCTTGAATGGGTATGCCGTTCCTGCTAACGAATATATAACCTGTTTTCTTATAACTTTGGCTAGTGTCTTCTTCTAATTTATTTAAGAGTTGAACTTCATTTAAAATCTCCCGTTCCCTCTCTGTTAGAAGAGTCTCACGCCAGCTTGAATTTGTTTTAGGAGTTTGTTTTTGAGAATTTTCATAGCCACTAGTCATGTAATCTAAGGTGCCGTGAATTTCTATATACTCTTCTTTAATATTTTCAGGTCGCAATGCAATTGCTTCACCAAATCGGCATCCATTGTAAACCATAAATTCTGCAAGCAATGCAATCTTTTTTGAAACACTATGCCTATTCATTTCTTTTAATAGTCTGTATAGCTCATCTTTTTCAAGATATTTTTGTGTTATATTTTCAAAATCTTCAATTGTTTTGGGAGGTTTCGAAAGTTTAACGCCAGTTGCAGGATTTTCCGAAACATATCCGATACTGATCGCATAATCAAAAGTTTGTTTAAAGATTTGTTTTATACGTTTTTTCTTATCGAAGCTACCTGGGACGTCATCGACTAAGTTTTGTAAAAATTTAGTAGTTACTTTTGAAAGTAATACCTTTTCATCAATCACTTTCGTCAATCCTTTTACTTTGTACTCAATTGTTTTTTGAGAAGTAGGTTTAAGGCTTGGTTTGTGATGATTCCACCATTCGTTTATAATATCAACTAACTTTGCATCTGTAGTGGTTAGTTTGGCTAGTTTTTCTTTTATTTTTCTATCAAGGATTCTTTGTGCTTCTTTGCGCGATCTTGGTGTGTCGCGGTCCATTAAAGTTGAAACTTTTCTCCACTCCCCAGTGTATGGGTGTCTATATCTTTCAACAAAATTTATTTTTCCACTTTTATGGTTTTCAATCCACATTTGCTTTATACCTCATTTCTATGTTAAAATGGGTATAGTAAAGAGGCCTACTACATGCAGGTTTTTACTATACTTTCAACTAATAACTGTACTCAAAATTTGGCGATGGAGAGTACAGTTATTTTTTGTTATAATAAATAAAAAGAACAACGATTAGGTGGTGGTATGATTGTTAAATTATTTTAAAAAAAGTAAACAATTGCAATCAAGTCAAAAAATTTTTTTGAAACAGCACTATCAAAAAAAAGCAGAATTAGACAAAGCTTTTAGAGAATCTGAGGAAAGAAACTATCACTTTAACAAAAAGTTTGATGATAGTTTTTCGCGCTACTCAAAATAAATTGCAATCGGTCTAACATAATAATCCCCTTTTGATGCGATATTAAATGAAGTAATTACAATTTCCATGAATGAGTTAGCAACGTTGGAAATAACTTCGTTAGCTGAATCAGTCTGTAAATTATCTATTGAAGAGTTCCCACTTTCTTTAGCGACCACTATACCTAGTATAGTGGCTTTTCTATTTGATAAATTCATTATTGATAACAAACTAGGTTTTAAACGAATATTTTCTGGCTCGCAAATACTTAGTGTATTATTAATTTTAGCCAAAATGGCCCCATCGTACAAACCAACCATGTAATCTGAAAATGTATTTAGCTTCTTAAAAATTTCAGGAAGAGAATTATCCAGCTGCTTTTGTAATTCCGTTTTTTTATCTTCAAGCTTAATTTTATTGCTTTTTGATATTTTAGATAATTCTTTTTCAATTTTTTCTATAGATTGAAAAATATCAGGCATAAGAAGTTTTAACTTCTCGGTGTCCATAGATTCATACAGTTTTTTAAAATCATAAAAAGTTACTCGATCATTTTGCTGAATAAATTGACCATCATCAGCACAGCCATTTACAATTTCATCTTTTAAAATTTCTAATAAAATATCAAGAGCATAGTCGTGAGTGGCAACTTCTATAAGTTCTTTATTTGTTTCAGAATAGACTAATGATTGTTTATCAGTGTTCGATTCTCCTCGATTTACATTAAAATTTGCCCCTACAGTAACTCCACCGCTAGTATTAAGAGAAGTTGCTTGCGTTGTTTCTTCAGAATTACTATTGGTTTCCCCTTTATCGAAAGCCCTTTTTAACACTAATCCTTGGTCATTTTGGGCAATTATTGAATTGACTAATTTTGTGTCAAGATAAATAATTTCTTTCAAAGTACTCCTACCTTTCTTTCCTATTCTCCTCAACCCATTTTTCGATTTTTTCAATTTGTTCATCAGTCAATGGATTGTTATCGATATGTTCAAGTAGTTCTTGAACAAGTTCCCTAAAATGGTTAGTCATAAATCAATATCCCTTCTAACTGTTTAGCTTAAAAAGAACATTTGTACGTTGTTAGCTTCAGCTTGTGTGAGTTTAGTTTTAATTGTTTTGACTTCATCACTGTTGACAGCACGAAACTTAACAATGGATTTTCCTGGTTTTTCTTCAGTAGTAGTAACAGAAGTAGAATCGATTGTCCCTTTTTTCTTACGTGAACCACCAGCCATGCCACCTACAATTGTACCAACTCCAGGAGCAATTATACTACCAATTGCTGCACCGCCTAACACGCTACCTGTGCGCCCTTGTTGTTTCGTTTTACCTTTAGTGACAGTTTTTTGCGTAATTGTAGAACCAGCAAAATCAAAACCTGCGAATTCAAATAAGTAAGGTGATTCAGAATAAAAACCAAAATAATATTGACCGTCAACTGTTTTTCTAACGGTTTCATTTCCAATTTTCATTTTATTCTCTTGGTTAGCTTTTTTACGTGTTTCATTAGCTTTGCTAACACCAGCAACCGTTTTTTCTGTAGCTGCTTTTGCAATATCCTTTAATTTTCCAAAGTCCATAATTCCAACCTCTACTTTTCTCTATAAATATCTACAACTTCTCCAATAGTCCTAATGTCATCATTTTCAGATAGCGAAATATCGTCATATTCCTTATTTAACGATTCTAAATAATCACCTTTTAACTTCTTGACGTAATTTTCGCCGTTAACTTTAAAAATACCGATTTTATTTAAGTCGACTTGGTCTGTTAGCTTGATAAAAAGGAAATCACCATTTTTTATTTTTGGTTCCATTGAATGACCAACGACGATAGCGATAGTGTCATATTCGCTTTCGTCTGGGATTTCGTCCTCGTAGAAATCTACCATAGTGTCGTAATCGTCTTCTTGCCAGTAGCCAGTGCCGGCTGAAACCTTACCGGGAGTAGGTAAGCTCACACGCTTTCTAGTTTCGTATTTGGCACGTTTTTCGCAAATATCAACGACTCTACCGTCTTCCTCTGCCAAAAGCTTCTCGGAAACCTGTACAAGCTTATCCTTGCGATTGTCGTTTAACTTATTATAGTTAGACAGTAGAATCGCTTGGCGAGGGTCAAAGTTGATTTTAGATGAAATTGTTTTCTTAGTAGCTTTAAAACGTGGGTCAATATCAGATTTTAGAACTCCGAAAAAATCAGCTATTTTTTCTACATTTCCTGGAATAGGAAGAGAAGTTCCTTTTACATATCCAGTAATAGTTGAAGGTGGGATTTTAGTCCCTCTTGCGATATCAACTTGTTTCTTGTTTTGTTCGTTTAATAATCTGTTTATATTACTAGAGATTATTTTCATATATTCGATATCTTGAGGCGTTAATTTTCCTCTTCCTCGTGCCATATTGTACCTCGTTTCAATTTTTCTAACTATATAATATCGTTTTAATTCGTATTTGTAAATAAAAAAAGCATAAAAAATACGAATTTTTCCGTAAAAAGCGTTGACATACGATTTAATTCGTATTATAATATACTCGTAAGGTTGAGATAGACCTTAACAATGTTAGCGAGGTGAGAACATGGATGAACGAAAAGCAAAATTTATTGAAGTATTAACAATGATGCACACAAAAATTGGTCAAGATTTTGTTAATGAAAAAGACCCTTTTGCAAGATGTGAGCTTGCAAAAGGGTACTTAAAAATCGGAGATTACTTATCAAAATATTGATTCTCCTCTACCTAAAGCTTCAGCTAGAGCTTTAGAATTGTCCGCTCTTTTCTTATTTTTGGCATCAATAAAAGGTTGGTTATGAGCCTTGATAGCCTCAAGCGAATCTTCGTACAGTTTGATTTTATCTTCAATAGATAATTCCGGACTTGATGATGAAACAATAGCTAGAGCGAGTTCATTAACATTAGAGATAATCATAATATTCACCTCCTTTCTGACAATATTATATCAGATTAAAGGTACAACAAAAAAGTGTATTCTATCTCCTACATAGAATACACTACGGAAATTATTCTGCTCAAGCTAGTAGGAGTAACTATCAACACTTCACTGGTATCGTCCCCAGCACTGCAATTGAAATGATAGTGTGTTATGGACCTAGGACTGATAGGATTTTTTAGCTGGCTCCTTCCAGCGCGTCAATCCATACCTATTTTTACGACTCTTGTTTGTCGACGCTAGCAGTCAGGACTAGAAAATCTAACACCCACTCACTGAGACACAGTATACCTCAAAAACTCTGACAAAGAAAATCACTCCTTTCGAGTTATGGGATAATGTTATTATATCAAATGTACGGTAAACCGTAAATGAATGGAGGTTTTATTATGTGGAAGAAGTTGAATAAACTTGCTAAAGAGCAGAATATTTCCATTAGGGAGTTGGCTCGTATTTCTGGTGTTGCATATACAACTATTAGAGATACACAATTTCGTGATATTGGCTTTACGAAAGCTGTGAAGCTTGCGGAAGCCCTAGGTGTTAGCCTAGATGATTTAAAAGAATAGGAGGATAAAACATGAAATGGAAGAAGTTTCTTTTTGGTGATATTCATTATAAGAATGAATCAGCAGACGGAAATCAAGAAGTGGAATTCAAATTAAAAGGTGGATTAATTCCTAATTTGGTTTTGCTAGGTTTGATTGTTGGATTAATTATCTGGTTGGTGGTGTGGTGAGATATTTTATTGAAATACTGCTTAGTTTATTGGCTACGTTAGCCTTAACATCAATTATCGTTTTATTGCCATGGATTTGTATTAATGTTTTGAAACTTAGCTTTTTAACAACTATATTTATTGGATTGTTGCCTTTTGTGGTTTTATTAATTATTTTTTGTATTTCCGAATTTTTTCGAGAACTCTTTTTAAACGTAGTTTAGCTTCGTAAATCCATCTTTTCCAAGTTTTTTCTTCAAAGAAAGAAATGATTTTATCTTTAAATTCTCGAATTGGATTTTGCCTCCAATGCATTACAACTTCACGAGTACGTCCTTTCCTTGTATCCGCAAAATAGTATGTGTCTGGGATAGGATTGAATGGAACGACTAAAAAACGTTTAGGTGTCTCTATCTCCAAGAATAAATTTGGATTATTTATAGCAGAACAATTAAAAGCAAAATAATCAGTAACTTCAGAGTAAGGAGCTACTATAAATGGAACAGTTCTAGTATTGATTTCTTTATTGAAACGTTTAGTTGATATTCCATTAATCAGCTCCCCATAATCTGTTGAGTACGAACGAAATTCTTTATCTGAAATCAACATACCTTGAACAGTTAGAGGTGTTGATGATTCATTTACAAAAGCAATTCTTACGACCATTTGTCCTGATTCGTTATTAAATGCCTTACTGTTTGAAATACCAACCCTGTATAGTTCTCGGTAATGTTTAATAAGAAAGATGTACGATGACATTGCAATTGATATTATAGATAAAATCAGTGATAATTCCACATTTATTCTCCAATCATTTTTATTTCCATTATATCATTTTAGAAAGGGGTGAGAATATGCAAAAAATGACGTTACGTGCTTTACGCACTAATTATAGCTTAACGGCTAAAGAAGTAGCTGAAGAAATCGGAATCCATCATCAAACTTTGCTTAAATATGAGCACGACAGCACAAGAATTCCGGTGAATCTATTAAGAAAACTTTCCGATTTCTACGAAGTAGACCCTGATTTTATTTTTTTAGGGAAAAAATACGAATTAAATCGAAACAAGCATTTATCAGCAGGTTAGAAAGGAGTAAACATGAAACCAAAACGTTATCCGTATATCGGAAACAAAAAGCAACCTCATGAAGAGATTGCAAAGTTGGAAAGTAAATTAACAATGTATGCAACAGGTATTTCGATTTTAGCCTCACGCATAAATGTTATTGAAAGGAACAGCGATTATGGAAAAGATTGAAATTAGAGAAGGCAAAATTTTTCTATCTGGCAATGAAGTTTCTGGTGTTGAAAAATTCAAACTAAAAAGCACAGCCAAGAATGGCTTTGCAGAAGTATATTTAAAGTTACTTGTTAAATTGTCCTGATATCAAATTGGAGATAACTTGAGCCGCAATGTCTTTTAAAACATCTAATGATGATGAGCCTACCTTATTAGCTATTTCTTTAGTTTTATTCCAATTATTATCTTGTCTAATGTTATTGACGAATTGATGTCCATACGGTGACAAGTCTTGAATGATGAAACCACCAAAATAGTGAGTTACTTTTAAAAATAATCCACTATGTTCGCATTGCCTGACGTGATAAAGGATCTCTTCTTTAGAATATTTTGGAGTTAAATTTTTATATATGATTTCCTCTTCGACATCATTAGAGTAAGTTGCGTTTTCTTCAACAACTAAAAGAATATCGCGAATACAATCAGCATTTAATTTCATAGTGATTCTCCAATCATTTTATTTTAATTATATCAAATTCAGAAAGGGTAATACATGAACAATTTAATTAATGTTACTTTAAACGAAAACCAAGAACCTGTTGTTTCAGGTCGCCAACTCCATCAAGCTTTAGGAGTTAAAACAAGATATAACGATTGGTTCAATCGAATGATTGACTATGGTTTTGCTGAAAACGAAGACTATTTAGCTATTACTCAAAAAAGAGTAACAGCTCAAAATAATGAAACGACCTTTAACGACCACGTTCTAAAACTAGACATGGCAAAAGAAATCGCAATGATTCAACGTACCGACAAAGGTAAAGAGGTTCGTCAATACTTCATCCAAGTTGAAAAAGACTTCAATAGTCCAGAGAAAATCATGGCACGAGCTCTTAAAATTGCTGACCGTAAAATTATTAAACTTGAAGCAACAATTGAAGAGCAAAGACCTAAAGTTATTTTTGCTAATGCAGTCAGCGCAAGTCATACGTCTATTTTAGTCGGTGATTTCGCTAAGCTCATGCGTCAAAACGGTTTGAATTTCGGTCAAAATCGCATGTTTGCATGGTTGCGAGAAAATGGCTATTTAATTAGTCGCAAAGGCCATAGTTGGAACATGCCAACACAAAAAGCAATGGATTTAGGTCTGTTTGAAATCAAAGAAACGACTATCAATCATTCAGACGGTCATATCAGCATTAACAAGACACCTAAAATTACAGGTAAAGGGCAATTGTATTTTGCTGATAAGCTACTGAATAACATTGCTTAATTAACTGTGCTTCTCAGGCTGGTTGATACGGCTCTAGTAGGTGATTACTCATAAATATCAATTTGACTATGTTTGATTTTCCTTTACCAATATAGATTTTTTAATCATTTACACGATAGTATCTCCTATTTATTCTTTAATCGGTTGAAAAGTGCTTACTAGGGCCATACCAGCCAGTCTGAGAGCATAAAAAAGCGACTGACGGCAATCAGTCGCATAACAAAAATAAACTTAACTAGATTATATCACATTTAAAAGGAGTGTGTTATGCCGAAAGCAAATATAACGTATAAAGCTATTGGCAACGACGAAAAAGCCGAATGGGGCGATTACAATCATTTGATTCAACGTTGGGAAGGTTTAAGTAAGAGCGTTGCGAAACAGTGGGCGACTGAAATGCGTGAGCACCCAGAGTTTAGGAAATACGTCGACAATCCTACACATCGAATAGTTTTTATCAATTACAAAGGATTTGAGCTATTTGTTAAATGGAAAACACGTAACCGATATTTGAGTAAAAAAGAAACATTAGCAGAAATGCTGGAAAATATCAAACTAGAAGAAAGAGTAGGAGTTTAACATGACACATTTAATTATCGCAGTCTCAGTTTTAGCGTTCGCTGAAGTAATTACATTAACATTGTTCGGTAAACGAGCACGTAAGAAAGAAGAACCAGTCAAACCTAATTATTCAGGTTGGGAAGCAAGTGCAATTGCATTTAATCGTGCTCACGGTTTGCCAGACGATGCGATTTAAGAGGTACTAAATGGAAAATGAATACTTTGACACAGACGAAATCATGCTAATCGGTTTTGACACAGATGGCTGGCACGGGTGCTGGGGCGCAAAAGAGGAAGATGGTGATTAGGTGGCTGATAATAAAAAATACTATTACTTAAAACTTAAAGAGAATTTCTTTGAGAGTGATGAAGCTATCATTTTGGAAAGTATGCCAGATGGCTACATTTACAGCAATATCCTTTTGAAACTCTATCTTAGAAGTCTAAAAAACAATGGATTGTTGATGTTTAATGACTTAATTCCATACAATGCTCAAATGTTAGCAACTATTACACGTCATCAAGTTGGTACTGTTGAAAAAGCTATTCAAATTTTCCAACAATTGAAACTAATCGAGATTTTAGACAATGGTGCTATCTACATGTCTAATATTCAAAATTTCGTTGGAAAATCAAGTACAAATGCTGATAGAATGCGACTTCAGCGTGCCAAGCAAAAAGAGAGCGTACAAATGTTGAACAAATGTGCACCAGAGATAGAGATAGAGAAAGAGATAGATACAAATAAAGATATAGAGTTAAAGAAAGATATAGAACTAGAACAAGAAAAAGAGGAAAGATTTGTTGATGTAGTTGAAGCAAATCTTGGCAGAGGTCTTGTTAAGTTTGAATATGACATGATTAACGATTATCTAATTAATAAACATGTATCAAGAGAACTGTTCTTGGAAGCTGTAAAAGTAGCAGTTGCTAATAATGTCCGTAAGTTTAATTACATTGGACGAGTTCTTGATAATTGGCTTAACGAAGGTATTCAAACTGTCGAACAAGCCTATCAAGCCCAACGAGATTTTAAAGCAAAGAAAGCAAATCGTTATCAGAATAATCAGCAACCAACTAAAAGCAACGTCCCTGAATGGGTAGAAGAAGAATACAAACACGAAGCAACAGTAGACGAGCAAGCTAAGCTTGACGCGCTGAAAGCAGCATTTTTAGAGGAGTAAACATAAACATGAACGTAAAACAAACAATTTTAGAACAACACAAAACTTTGAAACGTATCGAAGAACTACAAGAGTTTATGCACGGAACATCAACGCTAGCACTTGGGCTACACGAGGATGGGATTATTGAACAGCCAGAACATAAATTGATATTCTTTGAAACAATGCACGTTTTCTCACATATTCTTGAAGATGTGTTAGATGGTAAAGATGTAGCGGAGACAGTAGGTGATGTGTTATTTCCAGATGAGGACGAAGAGTGATGAAAGTTGAATTATTACATGTAATCAACGGTTATCGCAAGTTTCATCTTGGTTTTTATGACGGCGGTCAGGAAGCAGTCGAAGCAATGAAGCGGGACATTTCTATCAATTCAGCAATTCACGAACCTAGATTTCGTCAATCAAGAAGCACTAATAGTATTCGAATTGACTATGGTGCTAAGACTTGCTATTACTTGCTAGAAGCTAGAAAGGTCAGCTAATGCAATATGGATTATTCGGCACGTTCGATTATGATGATTAGTTAAGCTCATACGAAGACCATGAAGAAACATTTCAAGGTAATGAGGATGAGGCTTATGACCGCTGGAAAGATGAACAAATGGAGTCTGAGGAATGGAAAAGGTGACAATTTATAAAAAACTTCTCAATATTCAAAAAGAATTAAACGTTCCTAAAGGGCAATATAACGAATTCGGTGGTTATAGTTACAGGAATGCAGAGGATATTTTGAATGCTATAAAACCATTATTATGGGAAAACGAATGTACAGCGTTTTTTAGAAAAGATGTTATTGAGCAAGTTGGCGATAGATATTATTTAGTAGCTACATTTGATTTTGTTGATATAAGTACAGGCGAAAAAATAACAGTTGAGGCAAGAGCCCGTGAGGAAGAAAAGAAAAAAGGTATGGATGCATCTCAGATAACAGGAGCAGCGTCAAGCTATGCCAGAAAATATGCCTTGAACGGTATTTTTCTAATTGATGATGCGAAAGATGCTGATGCGAATGAATATCAGAAACAGCAAAAGCAATACATCAATGATAATCAATTGCAACAAATCTACAATGGCATCAATCAGCTTGCGCAGATGACTAACCAAAACCCAGATATTGTAGCAAGTGGTATTTTGGTTCGTTACAACATCAATGATTTTAGAGCTGTTCCGACCGAACATTTTAACGAAGTGATTAATTACATCAAATCACTAATGCCACAACAAAGACCAAATCAAAACCAAATAAATTTCAATGACCTATAGGAGATAAAACAATGAAAGACGTAACAAATAACACACTAACAGAAATCAATGTTGAATTTAAACCAGCAGAAATCAAAGTAGATTATGAAGCAGTAGAGCGTCAGCTAAGCGCAGTAGTAGCTCAATATGCTGACTATGAAGTGACAGCAGCAACTTACAAAGCTGACTACGAAGAGCGTACACGTTTGAACAAGCTAAAACAAGCGCTTGAAGCACGTCGTAAAGAAATTAATTCGGTTATCAGTGAGCCGTACAAAGAGTTTAAAAAATGGTATGACCAAACAATCAAACCGCTTGATGAAGTGATTGACAACATTACGGCAGGTCTTAATGCAATTGACGAACAAGAACGATTGCTACGTGTTGACGCAGTACGTGCTGCTTTCGAAGAGAAATGTGAGCTAGCTCAATTGGATAAGTCAACTTTCGAGGACAAATACGACTCATACAGCTTGAAGAAATACTTTAAACCAGGAAAATTCGAATTTAAAACAGCAACTCTTGAAGAAATTGATCAGATTGTTTTGGAAGAATGCAAAGCTGTACGTGAATTTGAAGAAAGTAAAGAGACAATCGTTGAGCAATCTAAAGATTACGAATTGCTACCAGACGCTTACGTTCGCTATTTAGAGGACGGCAAATCACTTGTAGACGTGCTTAAAATCATGAAATCAGACAGAGATGCGATTGCTTTACGTAAGGAGCAGGCAGAAGCACGGGCTAAAGCTGAGGCAGAACGTAAAGCAGAGATTGAACGTTTGGCGCAAGAAAATGCTAACTCTCAAATTAAGGCGTATAACGCTGAAACTGGAGAGATTTTGGAAGGTAATACAATTACACCCGAGACACAAAACACAGTTGAAAACGAGCCAAAATTTGAGTCTGACAAGGCGTTGACACTTGACTTGCGTTTAACTTTTCCAAACGGAGCAAAACAAGCAAAAATGTTCAAAGAATTTTTGGATATGAATAGCATCGAATATCAACAATTGTAGGAGTAGAACATGAAAATTTATTACGTTAGCGGTAAAGCAGCAAATTTGGATGTTGGTTCAGAAATCGAAGCTAAGAATAAATATCAAGCAGCTGTCGAATTTCATAAATTGTATTCTGAAATCGAAGATTGTTTTGGATTAGATGAACTAGAAATCACGGAGGTTGAAGAAGTCTGATGAAGTGGTTAGCGTGGGCGCTCTATAATTTAGGGACAATTGCAGCATGCGTATTTATCAGCATTTACTTTAGGTCTGCTTGGTGGATGCTGTTAGCACTGTTGTTTCTAAGCAATGCGGGTGTGATAAAAAAAGAAAGTGGTGATACAGATGGAAGTGACGAATAGAGGGTACATTAATTTTAACAATGAGTACAACAAGCATACGCAAGACTATACAACAGCAAGCATGAGTTTTGCTAATGGTAAGAATGAAGATGGAAGCTATAAACATGGCTACATCAGGGTGATTGCTTACGGAGAATTAGGAAATGTCTTATATGACAATGTCGGAAATATGGTGACTATCAAAGGACGTTTCCGACAAAGTGAATATGAAGGGAAGAAATACTCTCAAATTCGTATTGATGCTATCAACGGTTATGTACCAGCTCAAAATCAAAACAACGGTAATTTCGGAAATAATCAACGCCCACAAAACCAAGGCAATTTCCAAAATCAGGGGAATTTTCAAAATTCACAATCGCAAAATTTCCAGAACCAACCGCAAAATCCAAATCAAGGTAGTTTTGGGCAAGCACAAGGACAACAGACAAGCTTTTTCCAAGGTCAATCAACGCAGACCAATCCCGATTTTAGTCGAAATTTTGGGAACGCAAATCCAATGAATATTAGCGACTCAGATTTACCTTTCTAGAAAGCGTGATTGAATGTTTTTAATACCGTTTGAACCAAAGCCACAATCAAGGCCACGAGCCACAATCAGAGGGCGACACGCTACAGTGTATGAAGACCCTAAAATGATGAAGTGGCGAAAGCAGGTCACAGATTACATCAAAGAGAATTACGACGGACACTATTTTGATGGTGCTGTTCGTGTAGAAATTACATTTTATATGAAAGCACCGCAGAACGTGTCTAAAAAACCATCAAAGCGTGCGAAAGATAAAGCTAAACAATTATATTCAAAATACATTTCACGGCTGTTGTGGCACGTTAAAAAGCCAGATTTGGACAACCTGATCAAATCATTGTTTGACAGCATTTCAAAATCTGAAATTGTTTGGTCAGATGACGCCATCGTCTGTGATTTGAGAGCTAGAAAACTATATAGTCCAAACCCACGAATTGAAATTGAAATCGAGGAAATTGAATGAAATTTTTAGACTTATTTGCAGGAATCGGCGGTTTTCGTCTTGGGCTAGAGTCAGCAGGACATGAATGCGTAGGATTTTGCGAAATAGACAAATTCGCCAGAGCAAGTTATAAAGCTATACATAACACAGAAGGAGAAATTGAATTACATGACATCACAAGCGTACCAGATGAGCTTGTTCGAAAAATCGGACACGTTGACATTATCTGCGGAGGATTTCCGTGTCAAGCTTTCTCAATTGCTGGAAAACGAGGAGGTTTTGAAGATACAAGAGGAACTCTCTTCTTTGAAATTGCAAGATTCGCAAGTATTCTCAAACCTAAATATATTTTTTGCGAGAACGTTAAAGGACTCCTTAACCACGACAAAGGAAGAACATTCAAAACAATCCTCTCAACGTTTGATGAACTGGGGTATGATGTGGAATGGCAAATGCTTAACAGCAAAGATTTCGGTGTCCCACAAAACAGAGAACGTGTGTATATTGTCGGACATCTTAGAGGAGAATGTACCAGACCATTATTTCCTATCTTCGGAAAAAATGCAGAGGTTCCAATTCAAATAATTGGCAACGCTGACCCACGAAGAAAAATAGGAGCTCTGTTAAGCAGCGACTATAAAGAGCCGAAACTTATTCAGGTAGGGAGCTTAGAAGGTAAATTCCAATCGTCGAATAGAATTTATTCACCAGCTGGACTGGCGCCTACCTTGAACACTATGCAAGGCGGTGGTCTCGAGCCAAAAATAGCAATTCGCCAAGGCACGAAACAAGGCTACGCTTTAGCTGGAGTTGGCGATTATATTAATTTGGATTTTCCAACTTCCAAAACAAGACGAGGAAGAGTTGGCAGACAAGTAGCTAATACTTTACTGACTAGTGGAAATCAAGGCGTAGTGACAGAGGATTTGAAAATCAGAAAGCTAACACCTCGAGAGTGCTGGAGATTACAAGCTTTTCCAGATTGGGCTTTTGATAAAGCGCAAGAAGTCAATTCGAAAACGCAATTATATAAGCAAGCTGGGAATAGTGTGACAGTAAATGTGATTAAATCGATAGCAGAAAGGCTGAAGTAAATATGGGGAAAACAGTAAATAAACGTCGAGCAATGTACGCAGTTACGTTCGTGGAAACAAGAACAGGAACACCGCTCGATGTATGTCGAAATTTTAGAAATTGGACGATTAAAAATAAATTAAAAAGCTATGTTGATATTGCGGAAATGCTGCACGTTGAACCAAACGAAGCGAAAAAATATTTAGATTTGGCTAAAATGCCAGAACCTGACAGCGCAGTTTTAAAACGTATGAAGGAGCTAATGAGATGAAAGGAATTAAATTAGTAGATGTAGATTTGTCTGAAGCGCGCACAGAGCAAACTGGAACGTGTGAATCATGTTTTGGCTCAATGTGGTGTGATAATCCAATTTTAATCTTTGAAAATCCATATGGTGATCGTGTGAAAATTGATGGCTACTTTTGGAGTTGGGGTGATTATCTTGAGCTTGAGATTGACAACTATTTAAATTTCTCTGATTGGCTGTCAAAACAAGATGTTGATTGGAATATGTTGAATGAGGATGGTTATGAGTACTTAGCAGATTTAGTTTATTGGTATAGAGAGGAAGAGGTGGAAAAATGAATGTTAAAGAAGTATTTTGTGACGAGTGTTTCAAGTGGTGGAAAGTAGAAGAGTTGGATGGAGGGCTTAATGGCGCGTTATACTGTGACGAATGCAAAAGCCTCCTAGCTCGTACAGATAAGTACAATCCAAATAAAGAAAGAAAATACACAGTCAGGTTAAAAGGTATTGACTGGCGTTTTAATTGGCTGATGTATGATACCCAGTTGAAAATTTACGTTCTTGGCGCATTTGGAAGCCGAGACTGCCAAACGATTTTTACTGAAAAGCAGCTATCAAGAGATGGTTTAGGGCACGTTTTGTATAACGATGTGTTTGAAGTTAGAGAGGTGGAAGATGAATAAACAAGAAATAATTAAACGACTTAAAGACGTAATGCCAGAAAATCTAGACGATTATCAGAGAGGTGAAAAAGCTGGCCTAAATTTTGCACTGTTGTTGATTGATGAACTAGAAAAACCTGTAGTTCCTCAATTTGTAGCAGATTTCTATGAGTCAATCGAAGATGATCTTGAATATGGAGTGTATGAACTTTGCGCACAATTTTATGAAGACGAAAGCGAACTAAGCACTGAATTGTATTGGTGGTTTAAACTCGATGTGAATAAACCAATCGAAACACTTGTTAAGATGAAGCTTTATGGTTATGAGGTCAAGAAAGAGAAGCTGTATACGGTTGAAATACCGAATCCAAATGGTTTTATTCGTTTGGTGCTTTGTAAGGACTGTGATGGAAAACTCTTTGTTGCTACATTCTCTGGTGGAGATTGTTGGGAAACTTTTGGAAAGTGTAAACTAACTGAATCAGAAATCAAAAAGGATTTTGAATGGGCTTGGCAGTTTGCGAAAGAGGTGGATGAATGATATTTGTGACTTGGATCCTGCTGGGATTCCCAATGTTTGTAGTATACGATGAAAAAGAGCGAGCGAGATTAGTGGCGTGCGGGTTGCTTTATCACATTATCGATGTATTTCTTAAGAATAGAGGAGACAATTAAATGACACCAAAATTTAGAGCGTTGGATAGACTTACAGGCAAGATGTTCCCAGTCGGAATAATTGATTACTCTATTCAGAGCGTATACATTGAAGAACCTAATGGATTGTATGGGGAAAGAGATTTTGATGAAGTCGAGCTCATGCAATCGACAGGCCTTAGAGATAAAAACGGCAAGGAAATCTTCGAAGGGGATATTATTAAGTTCTTTGACTGTGATGGTGATGGTTATACAGTTCCTGTGGTGTGGGATAATGACTATGCTTGTTTTAGTGTAGACTGGGGAAGTAATATGTTAACATCTTTTGATTATTTAGAGGAGTTTTACACAGACCTTAAAGATATTAAGGTCATTGGTAACATTTATGATAACTTATCTTTGATTCGTTAGGAGAATAAAATGGAAACATTACAAGAACAATTATTAGAACCACAGCTAGACATTGGCAAAGCAGTTCTCGAAAGCATGATTGAAATGTATTTTAGAGACGGTGTTATGAAAGGTGTTGTTATTCCAGCAACCTTTCAAGACAAAGAATTTGAAATTGAGGTGAGAATGAAATGAATAAAGTTAAATTTTTTTACGATACGAACGGTAATCAAATAGAAAAAGAAATCAACGAATTTGCGTTAAAACATAAAATCATTAATGTTTCATATGCTGTTGACCTGTCGTCAGCCGGCTATTATAGTACGCAAGCGATGGTTTTATATAAAACAAGTTTTTGGAGAAAAAATAATGGCTAATAATCAGTAACCCACTTTGGTACTAGCAAGGTTCGAATCCTTGCGTGGGTATTAGACTAGGAAGAAAAAATAAAAATAGAAAGCAGGCCTATGATGAGTGTTTCCTAGTCGACACTCTAGGACTCTAAATTATTCTAGATTCATGGGAAATGGCTCATTACTAAGGTATTCTCTAAAACCTTAGATTTTCCAGAAGATTCGCAGATACTATTGGGAACAGCGTATTTCGCAAAAGGGCTGCAGGTGGTTCGAATCCATTTGCAGTCGTTAAACCAGAAATAATAAAACGGAAAACGAGGTGATTAAAGCACTCCTTCTTACAACTTTGATCACCACAAAAATTAGTACTGCAGGCAAGGTTCATCTGGTTTACTTGCTGGCAAACATAGCGAAATTTAAAAATAGAAAAGAGGTACTTAATACTATTTTTCTTTTAAAGTGTGGTGCGCTTATCGCTAGGCTTGAAACACAAAAAAGCCCTGCTTACGCAAGAACTTTGTGGTATGAATTCGTTAACATTATTATACCACGAAGGAGCTAGAAATGAGCAAGGCATCACAATTACTTGACGAACTAAAAAACCTAGACACAGACATCCAAAGCAGAATCGACGAGGTAAGAACGCTAGAAGCTGGATTGCTATCTAGTCCTAAATGGTCTACTGACAAAGTAAAAGGCGGAAAGCCAACGAAAGTCGATGATGTATATGCACAGCTTATTGTTTTAAAAGAGTCTATTGAGCATGACACGAATGACATTATCAATCGCAAACTTGAATTAAGTAGATTAATCAATAAAGTTTCTAATCCAAAAGAACGCGCTATTCTTCGCATGACGTACATTTTAAAACAGTATCCAGAAGACGTGATGGAACATTTAAAAATTAGTCAATCAACATATTATCGTTTGCGTAAGCATGCGATGGAAGAAATAGATGTTTTTTTGGGTGCATAGTAAAAAATGGGAATAAACGGCATGAACAAAGGTATTATGGGCGTGCACGGTGTTATGAATGTGCTATTATGGTATTGTCAAATAATAAAGAAAAGGGGTTCGACATGAGCCTCTTTTTTAATTACGTATTTTTATCGCAAAGAGGTATAATAACAGTAACTCTATTAAGAAAGCGAGAAATTATGTTAAAGATTTTTAAGTTTGATAAAGAAGTATATTCTGGCGCAGAAATCAGAGAACGTGTTGATTATTATGATAATGAATCGAACAGGATTTTTGAGTTATCAAGAACCAATTCAAGAGGAGCTGTAAGTGCATTAAAAACACTAAAAGATGAAATTGAAGCAGAACATCATTACTTTGAGAAAATGCTATTTCAAACAATTGTTAGTAGCTTTGAAGATGACAATGCACTCGTTGTTAATACTTATATCGAATTTATTTCTGATATTGCTACACATTTGCACGACACAAACAATAGCAAGTATTTATCTGATAACATTGATGGATTTCATCAAGCGTTAGCTTACACAGACATCAAAGGTTTATTGGATAATGAAAAAACTTACGGACATCATCAAGCAGCTAACGTTGAACGAGATTTGCGAGCTATTGGTTCGGGTAGCCAAGAATATACTTTCTTATCACGGACTCATATGTTTCTAATACATCCAAGCAACAAATCTTATAATGAAATGTTAAAAATTTGGAAACAAACTGACGGAAATTTATTTGATGAAGAAACGTTAAAAGGTTATATCAACAAAAAGTTGATAGATAAATTTAAATAGCAACGAGCACCGAATTGGTGCTTTTTTTATTACCAGAAAGGAGGTGATGGAAAATCACTAAATTAACATTAAAACAGCAGAGATTTGTAGACGAGTACATCATCTCTGGGAATGCAACTGATGCAGCTATAAAAGCTGGATATGCTAAGAAAGCTGCTTATCAGTCTGGGGCGGAGAACCTCAAAAAACCTCAAATAAAAGAAGCTATAAAACAAAGACTTGCTGAATTAGAAAAACAAAAAATCGCAACAGCTGATGAAGTTTTGCAAGTGTTTACAAGTATTTTAAGGCAAGAGCTTACTGAAGAGGTGACGGAGCTCGACCAGACTACTGGCGAATTCGTGACGATTGAGAAGAAGCCGTCGATTGCCGAGGTGATTAAAGCGGGCAGCGAGCTTATGAAACGCTATCCAACTAAACTTGAACTTCAAAAACTTAAACTTGAAATTGAAAAACTCAAATCTCAAGTTGGTGAAGATGAGGGACAAGATGAAAAAATCGCTGGTTTCCTTGAAAAAGTTAAGGAGATTGTGACAGATGACAGTTGATTTAAGCAGTCTGTACACGCCTAAGCAGCTTTCCGTGCTTAAATACATCTGGACGCACGACTGGTTCATTTGTGGGCTACACGGCGCTAAGCGAGCAGGCAAGACAGTAGTCAATAATGACACATTTATCTCTGAATTGAAACGCGTCCGCAAAATCGCCGACAAACTCGGCATTGATGAACCAATGTACATTTTAGCTGGAACATCTAGCACATCTATTCAAAACAACATCTTGCAAGAGCTATACAACAAGTATGGTTTTGAACCAAAATACGACAAACACGGTTCGTTTACATTTTGTGGTGTTAAGGTCGTGCAGGTGTATACTGGCTCTATTTCTGGGCTCAAACGTGCTCGTGGTTTCACAGCGTTTGGCGCTTATGTCAACGAGGCGTCGCTTGCTAACGAAGTTGTGTTCAAGGAAATCATCTCTCGTTGTTCTGGTGAAGGCGCCCGCATTGTTTGGGACAGTAACCCAGATAATCCAAATCACTGGTTAAGGCGTGATTACATTGGCAAGAATGATGGCAAGATTATCGATTTTAGCTTTAAGCTTGACGATAATACGTTTTTAAGTCCTCGCTATATAGCCTCTATTAAAGCTGCTACGCCGTCTGGCAAGTTCTATGATAGAGACATAGACGGTAAGTGGACAGTGGCAGAAGGCGCTATATATAGCGATTATGACGCAAATATTCATGAAGTCGACGAGTTACCTCAAATGGTTCGCTATTTTGGCGGTGTCGACTTTGGTTATGACCACTTTGGTTCGATTGTAATTGTCGGTGAAACGTCTGACGGAAAACAATATTTGCTCGATGGTGTTTCCGAACAATATAGAGAGATTTCTTGGTGGACGGATAGAGCTAACGAGTTCAAGACTAAATACGGTAACATCACTTTTTGGTGTGACTCAGCTCGACCAGAACATGTTGTGCATTTACAAAATGCTAGGCTTGACGCAAGGAATGCGAACAAAAACGTTATAGCTGGTATTGAAGCGGTTGCTAAGCGTTTTAAAGAAAAAACATTGTTTATCAAGCGAGGTGTGATTCCTCGCTTTTTTGATGAAATTTATCAATACAAGTGGAAACCAAACAGTACGAAAGACGAACCGTTAAAGGAATACGATGACGTACTGGATTCACTTCGGTACGCTATTTATTCGGATGAAGTAATGAAGAAACAACGAAACAAAGGAAACCAGTTCGATACACTTCGAGCTGGTTTTGGCTTGTAGAAAGGAATTTAAATGGCTTATACAGAAACATTCGTTGACAGTACAGGTGAAACACATACGTTAAAACCTCGCTTTCATCGACAAGCAAGGATGCGCTATCGAGCGGAAAGTTTAGAGGAATTGTTTGCAGAGGATTTTAAACTTTTAAAGCAATATATTAATCATCACCAAACAGTGCAGCGTCCACGTATTCAAGAGCTGCTTGATTACGCAGAGGGAAACAATCATACAATTCTGGAATCTGAACGACGTAAAGACCAAGACATGGCAGATACACGCGCCGTTCATAATTTTGGTGAATACATTGCTACATTCAAACAAGGTTATCTCGTTGGAAATCCTATTCAGGTTTCTTATGACGATTCAGACAATGAAAGTGTTGTCGAATTCTTAGACGAGATTTCAAAAGATAACAGCTTCCATCAGTTGAACCGCTCACTTGTCCTTGACCTATCTAAAACGGGACGAGCTTATGATTTAGTTTATCGCACGCAAGAAGACGAAACAAAAGCAGTTAAGCTAGATCCGACGTCGACTTTTGTTATTTACGACATGACAAAAGAGGAGAACAGTCTTGTTGGTGTTAGATATTACGACAAAAACCAATTTTCAGATAGTCAAAAGATTATCGAGGTGTACACACCAGATGAAGTTTTAATCATTGACTCATCTAAAGATTTCAAAGTTGTCGATAGAGCACCTCACTTTTTCGGAACAGTGCCGTTGACTGAATACCTAAACAGTTCAAATGGCATGGGTGATTATGAGTCTGTATTGTCTTTAATTGACTTGTATGACGCTTCACAGTCAGACACAGCTAAAATTATATGCAAGACTTGTCAGACGCGATTCTGGCTATCATAGGACGTGTTAGCTTTCCATCTGATTGCGACACCGCCGAGAAACAAATCGCGTTCATGCGTAAAATGCGCAAAGCTCGCTTGCTGAACCTTGAACCGCCAGTAGACGCCGACGGCACTGAAGGTAGTGTTGACGCTAAATATTTGTACAAGCAATACGATGTTAATGGCACTGAAGCTTACAAAAACCGTGTCATTGATGACATCCATAAAATCACAAATACGCCAGATTTAAGCGATGATAATTTTTCTGGAACACAGTCTGGTGAAGCGATGAAATGGAAAATTTTTGGTTTTGATCAGAAACGTGTCGATATGCAAGCACTGTTTGAAAAATCGCTAAAACGTCGTTACAAGTTAATTGCTCGAATCAGCGAGACTTTGAAAGAAATTCAAGATTTTGATTTGTCGAAAGTTCGCGTGACATTCGTTCCGAATTTGCCAGCGGATACTTCAAGCGTCGTTGCAAACGCTAAAAGCTTGTATGGCGTCGTTAGTGACGAAACAGTATACAGCATGCTGCAGTCAGCGACTGGTGTCGACGCTAAAACGGAAATGGAACGAATTCGAAATCAACAAGAAAATTCAAGCTTGCTGTCGGTTCAGTTAGAGAAAAATAGTCGTTTGTCCGACAATGATTTAAATGGAGGAGACGATGGTAAACGAGTACTGGAAGAAGAGGATTAAGGCAGAACAGCTAGCTAAAATCGAGCGTGACGCGTCTTTGGGCGATGAATTTAAACGTCTGTACAATTATCATTACAAAGAAATTGAAAAGGAAATACAAGCCTTTTACAACCGCTACGCAGACAAGAACGCTTTGCCAATTGAAGAAGTGCGAAAACGGGTCGATGAAATGGACGTTAAGGCGTTCGAAGAGAAAGCTAAACGTTATGTAGCCGAGAAGAACTTCTCGCAAGAAGCCAACAGAGAGCTTGGGATTTACAATCTCAAAATGAAAACAAATCGACTAGAGTTGCTGCAACGTCAGCTTGATTTAGAATTAATTGCTTTAGGCAACGATGAACAGAAACGCACTAAAGAGTTCATCACAGAAGATTATATGCACGAAATCAAAACGCAAGCTGGATTGCTTGGTAAGTCAGTACTGACCAAAAGCGAAATCGCGCAAACAGCTAAAACGCTGCTTAATACACCTTTCAAAGGCGCAACGTGGTCAGAGAACATTTGGAAACGTCAAAACGCTTTGAGACAAGTTGTTGCAAAAATGACGGAAGATTACATTTTGAAAGGGAAAAATCCAACGACGTTCATCGGTCAGCTTAGACAAGAATTTGATGTTTCTGCTAGTCAAGCCAAACGTCTGGCAGTGACAGAGGGCGCGAGAGTGTCGACAGAAGCGCAAAAACAATCGTTGACCGCAAACGGTTATGACGAGTATGAATACATAGCAGAACCAAGCGCTTGTCCGCATTGCGCTGCTCTAAGCGGGAAGATTTACAAAGTCAAGGACATGATGCCTGGCGAAAACGCAGCACCTATGCACCCACATTGTAGATGTTCGGTCGCTGCTCATTACTCAAAACCAAAAGAAGAATACGAGGCTATGCTTGATAATTCAAGGAATACGCCACTAGGAGAGAATAGATGACTTGTGATATTGAAGATTTTCATGAAGAAAACAGAAAACGCATTGAGAAAAATAAACGCGAACTGGTGATTTTAAAAGCACGTTTAGCAAATTTAAGCGGGTACGCTGAACTGTTAGAACGAAAAATAGAAAGTTTACAAGCAGATTTACGTAAGGCTTTCTTACTTATCTGGTTAATGCTTATTTTGCTCTTTGGCGTTCTTTGCTTGTGAGGTTGATATGGTTAGTTTACTTGCGATTATTTTTAGCATGCTGCTACTGACAGTTTTAGCAATACCGCTTTACCTGATCGTGGTAATTCCTATTTGGTTCGTTGTAGGAATTGTTAAAGGCATTAAAAAGGTTTTAAAGAAAGATGAATAAAAGTCGTATTTGTTGCGGCTTTTTTATTTTGGGGAACATAGCAAAGGGGTTAATGCGGCAGACTTTTAATCTGCAGGCGCAGGTTCGAATCCTGCTTTCCTCGTTGACTTGGCTAGTCGTTAAATAAGCCAAATAAACATCACTAGCGTGGCTTGTTTAAGTCCCGAATAGAATTACATTCAAGAGAGACTAGAGAACGTGAGACGTCCGTTCTCGTGGCTCTATGAATGCGCTGGAAATTTAGGGCTGCACGAGACTAGCATGGGAGGAAAAAATAATGGAAAAACAACAACTTATGGCGCTCAACGCACGTAACTTGCAATTCTTTGCTGAAGGCGGCGAATCTGGCGGAGCAGACGCTGGCGGAAACGATAGCGGTTTGAATAATGAAGCAGGAAATAATGACGCGCATGAAACAGACCCAGCGTTTGAAGGGCCTAAAACCCAATCAGAGCTCGATAGCATTATCAATAAGGCTAACCAAAAAGCTTTGGACAATTACAAAAAAGGCGAAGCTCAACGCATTCAAGACGCGATTGCCGAAGCTCTTAAAAAAGAAAAAGACTACTCACAATTATCTGAAGAGGAACGTGCTAAACGTGAATTTGAAGACAGCAAGAAAGCTTTCGCTGAAGAAAAAGCTAAATTTGAACACGACAAATTAGTCGTACAAGTTGAGAAAGATTTGGTTTCTAAAGGTTTACCAGCTGAATTCGCAGAATTGTTTGCTCTAGACACCGCCGAGAATTCGTTGAAAAAAGTAGGAGAGTTCGAAGCAGTCTTCAATCAAGCGGTAGCTGAAGCTGTTAAGGTTTCCTTGCGCCAAAAAGCGCCGGGTATTGGCACTTCAAGCGTAAAACAAACAAATTATGGTGCTAGCTTGGCTCAACATGCTAACGCTAGCGGCAAGAAACTATTTTAAAAGGAGGGGCATAATATGCCAAAAACATTTTTCGGTAACGCTGAAATTCTTCACAACACACCTTACGAAGCAATTTCAGTTTTGGTTGACAAAACAACAACAGGAACAGTCGTTGAAAATGGTCGAACTGTTCTAAAAGCTGGAGCAATTCTCTCTGGTGTTGGCGGTTCAATCTTTGAAGACCGCACTAAAAAAGTAAAAGTTGAAACTAATCAGTCTGAAGCAACATACATTGACGGAATCTTGCTATATGACGTTGATGTTACAGATAAAGACGCAGTTGCTTCACTTGTTTATCGCGGTACTTTGCGCGAAGACAAAATCGGCGCAGGCACAGTAGACGCTAACGTTAAAGCGAAATTACCTCATATTCAATTCGTGAAAGGAGCTTAATAATATGCCATTAATTTATGATACAGTAACAGCCTCAAACCTTGCAGGTTATTGGAATGCACGTCAACAAGAAGTTGATGCAACTATTGGTGAGAAGTTCTTCCCAGCTCGCAAACAGCTAGGACTTAAACTTGCACTTGTAAAAGGTTCTGCAGGTCTCCCAGTTGTTTTGAAACCATCTGCATTTGACACTAAAGCAACACTTCGTGAACGTATGAACGTCACTCTTGACGAACAAGAAATGCCATTCTTCAAAGAATCATTGCTTGTTAAAGAACAAGACCGTCAACAATTGAACGTTATCGCTCAAACTGGTAATCAAGCGCTTGTCGACACAATTGTTTCTGGTATTTTTGACGACAATGCAGCATTACTAGCTGGTGCTCACGCGCGACTCGAAGCTATGCGCATGCAAGTTCTTGCCACTGGTAAAATCGGCGTTATCTCTAACGGCGTAGCGCAAGACTTTGATTATCATGTAGATCCAGCGCACAAAGGAACAACCAAAATAGCTTGGACAGACCTAGCAACATCAACACCGCTTGCAGACATTGAAACTGCAGTCAGCACTTTGGCAGAACTTGGTTCAACTGCAGAAGTGATTATTCTTAACTCAAAAACTTTGAGTCAAATTAAAAACGCAAAAAGTACTCTAGCTTTGATTAAACCGACTGCACCAGACGCAGCAGCGGTTAAAAAATCAGAGCTTTTTGATTATCTCGAAAGTGAACTTGGTTTGACAGTGGTTGTTAAAAACCAAACTTACAAAGATGTTGATGGCGTTGTTAAAAAATACTACCCAGACGGACACATTACACTTGCGCCTAACACTGAACTTGGTGAAACAGTCTTTGGTACTACACCAGAAGAAAGTGACCTTCTTGGCGGTAGCGTAACAAATGCTAAAGTCGAAATCGTCGACACTGGTATTGCAGTAACAACAACTACTAAAACAGACCCAGTCAACGTTGAAACTAAAGTCTCAATGATTGCACTTCCATCATTTAAAAACCTCGATGATGTTTACATGCTGACAACAGTGCCAGCACTCTAATTGTGAGGTGATAACATGGCAAAAGTTATCGCAGGTTTTCGAGATAAACTCACTGACGTAATCTACCCAGCAGGGTCTGAATACGTTGGTGAACGTGTCGAAGAGTTAACAAAGGCAGGTTTTTTGAAAAAAGAAACCAAAGCTAAACCTAAAAAGAAAGCTGAATAGAGGTGCTTATGGCTGATTTTGAAGACACAGTTTTGAACAATGTTAAAGAGGACTTAGATATAAGTGACGATGTGCAAGACAGAGTATTAAAACGATTGATTTCAAAAGTCTGTGACCATTTCAAATTGGCTTACAGTACTGATGTTATCGAAGATAAATTTAGTTTTATTATCGAAGATTGCACAATTAAACGTTTCAACCGCAGAGGAGCTGAAGGAGCTAGCTCTGAAACGATTGAAGGACACTCAGTATCTTATGAAGATATCAAATACGAGTTCTTGCCTTATGATGACCTTTTACAAAAGGAATTCTCGACAGGTAAGGCGAAGAACGGAAAGGTGTTTGTATTATGAGAGAGGCAAATAGAGCAACGCTTGTTTTAAAGGGGAGCAAGCCAGCTTACAACCCAGAAACAGGCAAAGTGGACAAAGGGACGGCACAAGAAGTTGTCGTTCCTTGTTTTGTGTCTGAAATGGGACTGGAACTTAAAAATCAACTTTTGAACAATAAACTAAATGTTGAGGCTTGGATTATGCGAGTTAATAAGCCGATTGCTGGCTCTGTAGAGAGCGTAAAGCTACACGAAAAGAAATACTACATCATCAATCGAAAAACGTTTTACAAGCGACGTGAGGCTATCTATTTGAGCGAGGTTAATCACGAATGAGTGTTACTTTTAGCGGTGATAAAGAGCTATTAAATGCTCTTGAAAAAATGGCTCGTACAGAGGTTTACAAAGAGGTTGTTAAGAAAAATGGTGCAGCACTTCAAAGGACAGCTCAACGCAAAGCTGTGTTTAAAAAAGGGTATTCGACTGGAGCGACTAAGCGTTCCATCAAGCTTGATTTAGCAAGTAATGGCTTGCGTGCGGTAGTTAAAGCTAATACCGACTATTCTGGCTACCTTGAAGTCGGAACTCGAAAAATGGAAGCTCAACCATTTATGCAACCAGCTTTTAACGAAATACAACCAAAATTTATTGACGATTTAAGGAGAGCAGGCATTGTCAAATAAACAACCAGACCAAGAAATACACGACGAATTAATTAAACGGTCTATTGCTCTAGGTTTGCCAGCATTTCCATTTCTGCCAGACGATAACGAGCCTTATCCGTTCATGGTCGTGGCTTATACGCAGATTATCCCACAGCCAACCAAGACTAGACTGATTGGTGAAGTCGCAGTTCAGTGTGATGTTTGGGGGACTGCAGATGACAGGAAACTTGTTTCTGATTGGGTTGGCAAACTTATGGAAGAGTTCAGCAACATTAAAAAAATAGGCAGTAGGCAATGGTTTATGGAATATGAAAGTTCCAGCCAAATTATCAAAGACGATTCAACTCCAGAACTGCTATATCACGGCATTTTGGATTTGAAATTTAAATTTATTTAAAGGAGGAATATACAAACATGGCCAATCGTGGTAAAGATAAAATCTTGATGTTCCGAAAATTAGGGGATAAAAAAGCAGCGGCTAAGCTAGCTTTGCAAACAGAACACAAATGGAAATACGAGCGTAAGAGCGATTCAACCGCTACTAAAGACGGCTCAATCATTTCCGACAAAGGATTGGAAGTCACTCTTTCAATCGAAGCGGTGGCGACACGAGACGAACTAAACTTGATGTTGAAAGATTCCGTTGTTAATGGCTACAAGCTCGAAGTATGGGAAATTGACCTCGCAGGCGATAAGCAAGGGAATAAATACCCAGCGCTTTATGCTCAAGGTTCGCTCAATTCTTGGGAAGTACCAGAAAATGTTGAAGACCTTGAAACAGTCTCAACAGAAATGGCAATCGAAGGAAAACCAGTTACAGGTTACGCAACGCTTTCAGATGCGCAAATTGCAGAAATCAATTACGCATTTACTGATACTACTGAAATCGCTGGCAGATAATTATTAGGAGTTAGGGGCTAAACAGCCCCTTATTTTTTAGGTAAGGAGTACAAATATAATGAAATCACTTGAAATCAATGGCAAAGAATATGATTTGCATTTTGGTATTGACTTTATCCGTGAAATGGATAAACGTTACCAAATCACAAACGAGGCAGGGGCTACTTTTGGCATGGGTTTGTCTAGCGCTGTTATTTACATTCAAGACAAGAACCCAGTTATTTTGGCAGATATTATTTTGTCAGCAACACATACATTGAAACAAATTCCACGCTTGGCAGATATTGAGGCATGGCTCGAAAGTCAAGAAGACTTGGATAAAGTGTTTGATGATTTTTTATCAGCATTAGCAACTGCACCGTTGACGAAATCAAAAGTCAAAGAGATGTTAACAGCGGTAGCGGAAGCTTAAGCAACAAAACAACGTTAGCAAATAGCAGCAAGGAAGTATACGAAGACATGCTTGCCTCTGCTATTGGTTTATACGGCGTTAGCTCACTAACTGAAGCCAAACGCATGACCATCGAAGAGTTTAACGTGCGCAAGCGGGGCTACTTAATGCGACGATTGGATAGAGAGCGTGAGTCATATTTGCAAGCCTACCTGAACAGATTAATCAAAGCCACGGATAAGAGTGGCAAGCAATACGTGTATGCCAAGTTTGAAGATTTTTACAACGAGGCAAAACAACGAAATGCCGTGCTCGGAAACGGTCACGGAAACGTGGTAAATAGTGATTTAGTAGCAATCGCTAAACGCCGTCAAAAATATCTAAAAAAGGAGGTAGCAGATAATGGCAAGTAACTCTTATACTGTCGAGGCAGTTCTTAAAGCGGACACGTCCAATTTTACAAGCAACTTAGACAGGGCTAGCAGTTCTTTTAAGACGTTTACCAGCAACGCAAAAGACAAACTTGGCGCGATAAGCGATAACTTTGAAAAAGTCGGAAGCTCGATGAATAAGAAGCTAACCGTGCCGATAATGGCAGGACTAGGAGCTTCGGTTAAAACGTTTACGACTTTCGATGATTCAATGCGCAAGGTCGCAGCGACGTCTGGCATAGCGGCTGATTCATCTAGTAAAGCTTACATGCAAATGCGCAAACAAGCGCAAGATTTAGGCGCTACCACGCGCTACAGCGCCTCTGAAGTCGCTGAAGGTATGAACTATATGGCGATGGCTGGTTGGAGTGCTGAACAAACTATGGCAGGTATTCCAGCTGTGCTAGACTTAGCAGCCGCTTCTGGTGAAAATCTTGGTACGACTTCCGACATCGTAACCGATGCAATGACTGCGTTTGGTATGCAAGCCGAACAAGCAGGAGAGTTCGCTGATATTTTAGCAGCAGCAAGTTCAAACGCTAATACTAACGTTTCTATGATGGGTGACACATTCAAGTATGTAGCCCCAGTTGCTGGTTCACTTGGATTCAACGCAAAAGACACCGCTATTGCTATTGGTTTAATGGCGAACAGTGGTATTAAAGGTTCTCAAGCTGGTACAGCATTGCGTGCAGGTTTGGTTAACTTGGTTCATCCGTCCGAAGCTGCTCAAAAAGCCATGGATACATTAGGAATTTCTGTGACTGACAGCGAAGGTAACATGAAGAGCTTCCGCACCATCATGGGCGATTTACGTGAAAAAATGGGTGGGCTTTCAGAAAGCCAAAAGGCCTCAGCTGCAGCGACCATCTTTGGTAAGGAAGCCATGTCTGGTTGGTTAGCAATTATCAACTCATCAGACAAAGATTTTAACAAGCTAACTAATGCTATTGATAATTCTCAAGGTGCCACTAAACGAATGGTTAATACTATGGAAGGTGGCATAGGTGGTTCATTCCGTAACTTAAAATCTGCCGTTGAAGGTCTTGGTATTGCGTTAGGCGAACGCTTAGCACCATACATTCAAAAAGCTGCTAAGTACATCACTGATTTAGCTCAAAAGTTTAAGGCTTTATCCCCAGCTCAGCAAGACACGATCATTAAAATCGCCTTGGTTGTCGCTGCGATTGGGCCTTTGCTAATTGCTATTGGTAAAGTCTTTAAGGCTATAAAAACTGTAATTACAGTAGTTCAGTTATTGGCTAGCCCATTCGGTATCGCTGTAGTTGCTATTACTGCTGCAGTAGCGGCATTCATTTACTTTTACACACATTCTGAAAAATTCAGAACAACCGTTAACAACGCTATTAAAGGTGCAATCAAAGCGTGGAATAGTCTAAAAGCCGCGTGGAGCACAGCAAGGGAATGGGTGAGCGGTGTTTGGAACGGAATGAGAGATGCTGTCAGCAATGCAATCGAACGTATTAAAGCTACGTGGAGTGGCATTAAAGAAAACTTTACGAACGCTTGGAACGGCATTACTGAATGGTTCTCTAATCTCTGGAACGGAATTAAACAGGCGCCGTCAAATGCTGTGGAGAGCATTAAAAATATGTGGTCTAACGTCAGAGAATTCTTTGCAAATCTTTGGAACGGAATCACGCAAATTTTTAGCACAGTTTGGCAAACGATTCAGGCTACTGTATTACCTATTATTCAACCGTTTATCGACATCATGCTTAATTACTGGCGAAACTTATCAACGGCATTCTCTCAAATCTGGGACGGTGTTAAGCAAGTTTTCCAAGGCGCGTGGGAAATGATTAAAGCTATCGTCATGGGCCCAGTGTTGATTATTTGTGATTTAATCACAGGTAATTTTAGCAAGGTCGGTTCAGACTTGCAGCTGATTTGGCAAAGTATCACAGCAGGCGTAAGCATGGCGTGGAATGGCCTTCTCGGAATCCTTTCAGGAATTTGGAACGCTATTCTTGCTGCAGGCCAAGTAACATGGCAAATGCTGTCAACGGCTGTAGTAACCATCGTTAATGGTCTTGTTTCTGGCGTTGTTGACTTGTGGAACGGTCTAAAAAGTGCTGTAGTTTCGATTGCTAACGCGATTAAAAACGGAGCTGTTTCTGCTTGGAACGGTTTAACTAGCGGCGTTTCTAGTCTTGTTTCTAGCCTTGTCGGTACAGTCACTGGCTTATGGAATGGATTACGCAGCAGTGTCATAAGCATAGCTCGAGGGCTTGTTTCTGGCGCAGTTAGTGCGTTTAACGGACTAGTTAGTGGTGTTAGCTCGATTGTTAGCTCTGTTCGAGGCGTTTTAAATGGTCTTGCTAACATCAATTTGACTGGTGCAGGTCAAGCTATCATGAATGGCTTTTTGGGCGGTTTAAAATCGGCTTGGGGCGCTGTTCAAAACTTTGTCGGTGGTATGGCAGATTGGATTCGTGCTCACAAAGGGCCTATTAGCTATGACCGAGTACTTTTAAGACCAGCAGGTCAAGCTATTATGCAAGGTTTGAACGAAGGCTTAAACGGTATGTTTGGACAAGTTCAAAACACTGTGCGAAATGTAACAGCAATCTTCGAGGACTTCAATCCTACTCAGACGGTTACGCTTGATGTCGAAAGTAACACAAAGGCAATCACTGACAATATTCAAGATTTCCAATCACAGTTGCGTAGCAATATTGCTGATTTTAACGCGCAGATCGCTGACATGATGACTGATAAATACAGCTATCAGTTTGAATATGGTAAGTACTCAAACAACATCGAAGTCACTTACAAGAACCAAGAGGGCGAAAAACTGGAAGTTATCAAAGAAGCTTTAGCTACTGTTCGTAGCGCTGTGTCTCGTGACACTGTTCTTAACATCGACGGACGAGAGTTTGCAAGGGCGACTGGAGATGACATCAATGGTTACTTAGCTAACAAACAAAACATTGAAAATTTAGTGAGGGGGCTTAAATAATGCCATTTACATATAACGGCGTTGATTTAACGCCTTTTTTAAGTTTTATAAAAGCAAAACGCACGATTGGTAACGAGCGCAAGTTGACAACAGAGGACATCCTCGGGACTGGGGGAGAGCTACAAGAGGTCACTTTCGGTGCGAAAACTATCGAGGTGACCGTTTCACTTGCGTCTCGTGAAATCGCTGGCAGTCGTTTTATTGACACGACAGAGTATTTGACCGTTGGTTCCGAAGAATTAAATGAACTTCGAGACCAGATTGCGAGAGTTTTAAATACTAGAGAAACACACGAGCTAGTGTTGCCAGACGAGCCAAATCGCTATTACAATGCTATTCCAACTGGTGACGTTGAACTTGAAGGTATTTCTAATTGGTATGACGAAACAACAATCAAGTTCTTTGTTCCGGACGGCGTGGCGCACATTTCTGCCACTCGCTCATTCAACTTCGTTAAAAACGACTTTGGCGTTTACGAGGCAGAAATCGTGAATGACGGAAGTGAAGACGCATACGTCAATTACGAAATTAAGCTCAAGAAAGAATCTGGGTTCGTTGGCATTGTTAGCGAGTATGGTGCTATGCAATTTGGGAAAGTTGACGAAGCAGATGGTTACACCGCACGAAAAAATGTGACCGTTTTAAGTAACCAAAAAGGCGATTTTGCCAATTGGGCAGACGGTACTGTTTGTTACGAAAACCAAAGAAAAATCGTAACAACTCAAATGACGTCAGATGCAGCGTTCAACGGTCGTCTTGGTTTATTGCCGAGTTCCTTCAGAACGAGCGGAACATCTGGTGCCCTGCAGTATGGAGCGGTTAAAGAATACACACTAACCAATCCTATTTCTCAATGGTATATATGGGCTAGAGCTTGGTTTGAAACTGGATTGATGGGGCAAACTGGCGCTTGGTGTTTAACGGTGCTAGATGAAAGTAATCATTTAATCGCTGGCATGGCAATTGAGAAAGACGACACAGTTGGTAATACTGCAAATGTTCGATTCTTAATGGGTGACGGTTCGGGTGGTAGCCGTACGGTTAAGACGATTCCGTTTACACCTTCGTACTGGATTCCACCTAACCCGTACGGTTCAGAGGGACGTGCTACGAACTCGAATATGTTTGATTTAGTCAAAGAGAAAGACCGTGTGCAGTTCTTCTGGTATGGTGGCTATTATCCGTATTACGATTCTCGTTTGGCGAATGTCAAAGCGAAGAAAATTCAGTTTTTCGTTGGGCAGTACGCAGGGCGAAACACAACGGATAGATTAGTAACACATCACTATTTAAATGATTTTAGTTTTTATCAATTGCATGTTGATTATTGGAAAGACGTGCCAAATCGCTATCCAAGCGGTTCAACGATTGCTATTGATGGTGTAAAAGGACAAATCAAAGTCAATAATCAAATTCGTTTAGATGACGAAATTCTTGGTACGACTTATTTCAAAGTTCCACCTGGGAAGACAAAAGTGCGGTTATTAGTTTCTAGTTTTGCCGAAGTGGCAAGTGCCACAGCAACAATACAGGAGGTTTACATTTGAGCAAGAATAATGTACGTATTGCAATTCGTGATTCAACAGACAGCCATAATGTGGCTTTTTTTGATAATAAAGCAGGAATTAAATATAAGAGTGCTAATTTGCACCGCTTTTTAGCAGGTTCAGCAAGTATTTTAACGATTAAGTACAATTCAAAAGATATTGACAGTATTCGTTCTGGCTGTAAGCTAGCCTTTCGCTATAAGAATCGTGACTACTGGCTTAATGTCATGAGCTTTGAAAAGAAAGGTTTTGAAGTCGAATTGACCGCTTATTCGCTTGGCCTTGAATTGAATAATGAAACTCGTGGCGAACATAAACCAGCGAATGCTATGTCAATTGCTGAATATGTGGCTTATTACGACCCAGAACACGCTTTAACAATCGGCGTTAACGAAGTATCTGACAAGCGAATCAAATTGGAATGGACGGGCACAGACACGATTCTTGCACGTCTTTTTTCTGTTGCGAACAGTTTTGGCGCAGAACTTGATTTCAACGTTGAACTCAATGACGATTATTCACTTAAACGTCAAGTGTTGAATATCTATAAAAAAGGTAATCTTGGCACAAATAAGGTCAGTCAACCTGTAAGAGTTGGCAAAGAGCTTAAAGTCATCAACTACAGCGATAATATCAAAGAGTTAAGAACAGCAGTTCGAGCAACTGGTAAAGACGGCTTAACTATTGACGGTCTTAATAAAAAAATTTACGACAACAATAAAGAGCTACTCTATTACTCAAGTGGTATGACAGTCTATGCGCCACAATCTCGTGACCGCTTTCCATCTGTTGGCAAAGGCTCAAATGACAACTGGATTGTTAAAGATTTGGGTGAAACACAATATGAGACCAAAGAAGCTCTTTGGGGTTATATGTATGGAGAAATCCAAAAAATATCTGTGCCAGAAATCACCTACGAAGTTGAAGGAGCTATAGATGCTGGTATCGGCGACACGCAAACATTGATTGATGATATTCACTTTGAACCAGCGTTATATGTGCAGGCTCGGGTTTCTGAACTTGAAGATGACATCTTGACAGGCAAAGTGACAAACTCAACATTTATCAACTTTGAACGCAAATACAGTCAGATTGCAGACAGCTTATTAAAACAGGTTGAAGCACTAGCAGAGGACGCAGCGCCTTACATCGTTCGTTTATCAACTGATAATGGCTACAATTTTAAAAACGGTCAAGGTACAAGCACAATCACAGCTAAACTCGAGAAGTATAGCAAGATTGTTAATGCGAAATGGAAATGGCTTATCAATAACAGCGTTGTCAGCGAGACTTCAAGCGTTAAAATCAATGCTAGTCAAGTTAATGGTACGCTAAATGTTGTGGCAGTTGCAATTGTTGGCGGTAACGAGGCAGCTCGTGAATATATCACATTAACCAATGCTGATGACGGTGTCGGTATTAAATCGATTACGCGCTACTACACGACTAACGACAAAGCAGAGGGTGTCACGGCTGGCGGTCAAAACTGGTCTACTAAACCAACAACGCCCACAGCAGACAAAAAATATATGTGGTCTTATGATGTCATTACGTATACGAATGACACAAGCTTAGTCACTAAACCAGCTGTTATCGGTGCCCGCGGTGATGACGGTTTGGATGCCGACACAACAGGCATCACCGAAGCTCTTGACAAAGCTAAGCAAGAGTTGACTGCTTTATCAGCAAATATCGAAAAGGTGCGAAACGATTCGCTTGCTGCAGTCGGAGAAGCTAAACAACAACTCGCTACTGTAGCTGACGATTTGTCTAAAGCCAAAACAGACTTGCAAAACGCAGTTAGCGCAGTTGACACGAAAGCTACGAATTTAAAGAGTGATTTGTCTCAAGCGAAACAAGATTTAACCAGTCAAGCTCAACAGTTACAAGCACAAGCCAACGCACAGTCTGAACTAACCAACCGTGTCTCATCAGTTGAAGAAACCGCAAATGGTACGAAGACGACTGTCAGTGAATTAAGCAAAACAGTAGCCCAAAACGGAAAAGACATTACAAGCGTTACTGCACGAACTAAGACAGTTGAAGATGATTTGGCAGGAACTAAAACAACGCTATCTCAAGTTAAGACGACAGTTGACAGTACCAGTCAAAAAACAGCTACTTTAGAAACTGGCTTGAATGGGTTGAGTGCGAAATTTGATAACTTAAAAATCGGTGGGCACAATTACCTTCTAGGAACAAGCGACCAATATCAAACCTTAACAAGCGATAACTACCTTTTAGGCACCACCGGCAATGGAAATATGAGCTTTCTGGACTTGCTGAAACCTTTGAAAGGTGAGACAGTCACGATCAGAAGCTACATTAAAAACGACACAGATTTTCCTGTGCGCATACAAATTTGGTTCACCGGCGGCGGAATTTACGGGAACCCAGTCCCAGCTCACGAAGAAGGCTACTCAGTCGCAACTGGCAAAATATTGGAAAACTTCGCATCATGTAACATCGCTTTTACACAAGTTGGTGACGGTACGAAGACAGGTGGAACTATTCAGCATAAGGAAGACAAGCTCGAAAAAGGCAACGTCGCAACTGACTACAGTCCAAACGAAGCTGACATCGAGCAAAAAGTAGCTGAATACAGGCAGAACGCAGACCAAAACTACGCAAGTTTGCAAAGTACTGTACAAGCCTTAGATGGCACAGTGACAGCCAACAAGGCAACCGCAGACCAAACGGCGGAAGGCTTTAAGACACGTATTAAATCGCTTGAAACGTATAAGGACGGTGAAACCACACGAGCTAGTCAGTACTTCGAATTAGCCAAGACCGAAACAGCACGACAATTGACTGCTGAACGTACAGCAATTGCTAAGGATTATGTGGCTAAGTCTACGTACACTAGTGACGTGACTGGCATTCGTAACGACTTAACAGCAACAACTACGACAGCGAACACGACTAAGACTAATCTCGCTAATTATCAAGCTAGCAATGATAAAGCAGTAGCAAACCTGCAAAGCAATCTACAAACAGCGAATGGCAATATTAGCAGTTTGCAGACGAAAGTTGAAGCAGTACCTGGCCAGATTACAAGTGCTGTTAGTGCAGTCGAAGGGAAGATTCCGACATCGGTAGGCGGTAGGAACTACCTTCGTGGCACTAGCGACGAATATCAAACGTACACAAGCACAAATTACATTTTAGGTTATCCATCGACTTATCGTGACTGGAATAAATTGCTAGACCCACTTAGAGACAAAACTGTCACTATAAGAGCTTATATCAAAAATGACACCAATTATCCAGTGCGTATTCAGATGTGGTTTACTGGTGGTGGTGTATACGGTAATGCAGTAGCACCACACAGCGAAGGGTGGTCTGTCAAAACTGGCAAGATGTCAGCAAATTGGACGTCAGCTAATGTTGCGTTCACACAAGAGGGCACAAACCCGACGGGCGGGAGTATACAGGTTAAAAAAGCAAAGCTTGAAATTGGAAATATTCCAAGTGATTGGTCGCCAGCACCAGAAGACGCGATTAGGCAAATCAGCGCCGTATCTAGTGAATTGAAGCAGACAAAGGACGGCATGACATTGCTTGCCACTAAGACAGAGCTAAACAGTGCTAAAACTGAGTTGCAATCTGGTATCACCACAGCTACCAATAAAGCTAATACAGCCCAAAACACAGCTGCTAATAACGCTAAAACGATTAGTACACAC